TCTTTAGCAAAGAAGACCACAAACAAGAGTTTCTGGCTGAATACGCAAGTAGAACTGAACCAAAGATTGTTTCACAAGAGAACTTTGCTCAACAAGTTCGACGACTGATTCAAATCAGAGCCAAGGTTCAACGAGTCTATGGTGTTAAGAAAGGGAAGCTAGATCAGTCTCGACTATCTCGCATCTGTTTCAATGCGCCTGGGTTCAACGAGCGTGTTTTTAAGAACAAGATCGACAACAAAACACTGGATGCTGCAATCACAGTTCTAGTGGACATGTCTGGGTCGATGTCTGGAGAGAAAGTTCAGTTTGCTTTGGCTTCTACATTGCTAGTCAATGAAGTTTGTGCAACTCTTAACGTTCCTGTAGAAATCATAGGCTTCAGTGATGTTGGTCCTATACCTAGTATGTTCATCTACAAGAGCTTTTCTGACGTAAGAGTGAGTGAAGAACAGTTAAAAGAGTACTTTGGTTATAGTAGTTACTGGATGTCTGGCAATCCTGATGGTGAAAACATTCTTTGGACTTACGACAGACTGTTGAAGCGCAAAGAAAAGAAACGCTTGATGATTGTCATGTCAGATGGTAGCCCCGCTGCTTCAAAAGGTGGTAGTGGCATCGGTCTGTTCACACACAAAGTTATCGGTGAGATTGAGCGAGCTAAGAAGATAGAGATTTACGGCTTAGGTTTGTGTAGTGATTCAGTTGAGTACTACTACAAATCTCACAGTGTTGTAAATGAACCACAAGAGATTCCGAGCAAGTTAATTGAGTTAATAGAAAGGAAAATACTGCGATGACAAGTCCAGCAACCCCACCTAAAGTGGAAGATCTTGTTAAGAAAGCTTTGAAAGAAGCTCTTGACAAGCGCAAAATACCTGTCCCTCATGTTGAGGAAAAGTCCACAGTGATTGTGGATGAAGAGTGTGGTGTAAAAACAACACCTATGGCAGAAACAGCTCTTAAATCAACACAACGATACCTATCTGAATTGATCGGTGAAGTTGATGATGACTTTGGAGTCACAGTTTTTGACAACACTGACTGGGATTCACGGATCTCACCATTTGTTCCGTCTATCAATGACAACTATGTCATAGATAAAGAATTGGCAAGCAACATTCTTCGAGCTTGGGAACTCAATGAAAAAGTACTTTGTTTCGGTCCTACGGGAGCTGGTAAGTCTAGTCTTATTGAGCAGTTATGTGCTCTTACCAATCGTCCTTTCGTTAGGGTTAATTGCACTGGGGATATGGATTCCTCAATGATCTTTGGTCAACTCACGGCTAAGGATGGTTCAACACACTGGGTTGACGGTGCAGTAACAGAAGCCGTGCGATATGGTGCTGTGTTTGCATGGGACGAGTGGGACGTAACACCACCAGAGATCTCAATGGGTTTGCAATGGCTCTTAGAGGACAATGGCAAGCTTTTCTTGAAAGAGATGCCTGGTAGTACCACTGAGAAGCAAATCGTGCCTCACAAGGACTTTAGGATCGTTGCTATTGGTAACACACAAGGTCAAGGCGATGAGACAGGTGCACATGCAGGCACTAACGTTCAGAACTCAGCTACATTGGATCGCTTTGGTACTGCTGTCTACATTGACTACTTGCGACCAGACATCGAAGAGAGGATGTTGATGGTTGAATATCCAGATACGATTACAGGCAAGTCAGCCAAGGAGCTTGTAAAGCTGGCAAACTTAATCCGCACTGGTTACAAAGCTGGTCAGTTTGGCTTAACAATGTCTCCTCGTGCACTGTTTGGTATCTGTCGCAAAGTCTCTGCTGGATGCTCAATGAAGAAAGCATTTACATTGGTGTACCTGAACAAACTCAGTGAGACACAACGTAAGGTTGCCGACGAACTTTTTACAAAAGTCTACGGCACGAAATCTGCTTAAACCTCAAAACCACAAGGCTCTCCTTTGGGAGAGCTTTCTATTTTGAGTTGTAGGAAACACATGATTGATCGCAAACTAATCTTAGCAAATGCTCCTAGTAACAATGGTCAACAGATCAGCATCAACCACACTGGCTGTTCAGCAGGCGAAGATAGAAAAAAACGTTTGTACATCAAGCGTACAGACAAAGGACTTGTGGCTTACTGCCACCACTGCAATGAGTCTGGCTTTGCTTCAGACGGTGGAGACAGGCTCAACACCTGGATGCACAAACAAGATAGTGTTGTATTAAAACAACAGTCTAAACCTATCTTAGCTGCATTAACCACACAAGGCAAAGTGTGGCTGCATAGCAACTACTGCGACGTAGAAAGTAAAGTTTTTAATGGAGTTGTAAGTGAGCCTGCAAAAGTTGCGCTTACACTACTCAACCCCCTTGGGGAACAAATAGGATGGCAGGTGAGAAACCTCGAACCTAACGCAATACCCAAGTACACCACGTACTACACACAAACAACCCACAAAGGTGATTCAAGCTGGTTCCATAAGAACAGCAACACACTAGTCATCACTGAAGACTACCTCAGTGCTTACCGAGTACACACAAACACTGGGCTTAGCTCAGTAGCGTTACTAAGAACAGTTCTGTCAGACAGAACACTCATGCAGATACATGAACTCAACTTTGAGTTTATTGTTATTTGGCTAGATCCCGATGATGCAGGCATAGAAGGAGCAAACAAAACGTACAAGAAACTAAACCACTTTTTACCATCAACAACAAAGATTGTTATCTTTGGCATCGACAAAGAACCCAAAGAATGTACACCAGTAGAACTGGCAAGCATTCTTAAATAAAGGAAACAGATGGACTACGATGTTCTCTACCTTTGCTCTCAGAGCAAGGAGAACCTAGCAAAGTATCGGCGGTACATCAAGCCGCATGTAGTAATGAAAGAAACTGTCACCATCCTTGATGGCATGGACAAATACTACAAAGCTTTTCCAACAGTCACAAGTTTTAGTTGGGACTCATTCTCTGCATACTTGATTGCAGATCAAAGCAAACGGTTGACTGAAGACGCTATTGTGAAACTTCGCATGACGCTTACAAAAGCAAAAACGTTTGAACCACACTGTGCCCATGAGGAAGTAGTCAAGACTTTGATTGAGTTGGACTACCTTGCAAAGATCATGGAGGAGTGTGAGAAAGTAAAGGAAGGTGAGAGTGACTTAGAGCACGTTCATATCCTAGCAACCAATGCGTTGAAAGACGTAGAAAGGTACATTGAGAAAGATGATCTTTTTGTCACTGCTGATTTATCAGCTATCTCTGATCGCATTACTAGCTCTGGTTATGAATGGAGGCTCGATGTTCTCAATCGTTCTCTCGGTCCCCTTCGTACAGGAAATTTTGTTATTGTGGCTGCTCGTGTAGAGGTTGGTAAAACAACATTCTTAGCAAGCGAGATTAGCTACTTGGCACAGCAACTACCAGCAGATCGTCCTGTTGTGTGGGTCAACAACGAAGAGGAATCTTCTGTTGTGTTCTTCCGTATTGTCCAAGCAACGCTAGGTCAAGAGTCTAAGACCATCATCGCTGATTCAAAAGCAGCAATGGATACTTACACAACCATGATGGGTGGTAACAAAAACAAGATACGTGTAACCAAAGACATGAACAACGTTCGTGACTTAGAGACATTGTTTCGTGAAGTTAACCCTGGATTGATTGTGTTTGACCAACTCGACAAGGTTGACGGTTTCAAATCAGACGAGCGTGAGGACATTAAGCTTGGCAAGATCTACAAATGGGCAAGGGAATTGGCTAGAAACTATGGCCCAGTTATTGCAGCATCACAGTTGTCTGCGTCAGCAGTAGAGTTGAAAGACCCACCATTCATCGGTCTAGATGCTTTGCGTGGATCTAAGACTGACAAGCCTGGTGAAGCTGATGTGGTGCTTACCATCGGTAAGTACAAAGAACCTAAGAGTCCCGAAGAAGAAATGATTCGGACAATCAATGTTCCTAAGAACAAACTGCCTGGTGGTGGCACTAAACAAATGGAGTCAGAACGACATGGACAGTACCTCGTCACCATTGATCCCATACGTGCGCGTTACGAGTGATGGTATGACAACGTATTTATCTTACAGATCAACAGAAAAAGAGATCAAAGCTGCTGATGCAGCTATCGCTAAAGAGTACGACTCTATTTTTGGCAAACCTGAAAGGAGCAAACTAACTATGAATCCGTTCTTAGACAAAGTTGTAAAGATGGAATACGTTGGCAGCAGGGTAACCTGTAACCCAGCACCTTCAGACACAGATGAGGATGTGTTGATCCTTACAGACGACATCGAGTCTTTAATTGGAGATTGTTTTGAAACAGGCTTTAAGCGTGACGGATCAATAAAGAGTACGTATCCACCAGGATTTGTTTCTTTGCGACACGGACGAATAAACCTAATTGTTACTGACGAAGGAGAATTCTTTGATAAGTTTATGCTTGCAACTTTTGTTTGCAAGTCCTTAAACCTGCTGAGTAAAGCAGAACGAGTAATTGTTTTCCAAGCAATTCTGTATGGAAACAAATACCCACCAGGTTCTCACTAAGAAAGGAGTGTGGGGAAAACCATGACCTCACCAACATTTGTAGCTATTGACGTTGAGACTACTCTCAATGGCAATGAAGATGTGGGACTAGCTCACCCTATGCACCCAGACAACTACGTAGTAGCGTTTGGGTATTGCAGCGAACTGAACAACGTTCCGATCACAACCTACGACTCAATTGCATTTGAAGACAGGATTGTGGAAGAAATTGAAAAGGCTACGTTCTGTGGGCACAACATCTCTTTTGATCTAGTGCATCTCTACAGGACTAGTCATGTATTGAAGCACGCACTACAGCACCACCCAATTTGGGACACACAACTTGCAGAGTACATCCTCAGTGCTCAACAGATCAAGTGGTCTAGCCTTGATGAGTTGTCAATCAAGTATGGTTTGCCAGTTAAGGATGATGGCATCAAGAAATACTTTCAAGCAGGTTTGGGATCCGAGAAAATTCCCAAGTCTGAACTGATTCCCTATTTAGAACAGGACGTACAAAACACACTAGCCATTGCTAGAAAGCAGTATGAACGTGCTAAAAAACAGGGTCAACTAACCCTGATCCTCACACAAATGGAAGCTCTCCACGCAACAACGGAGATGCAATACAACGGGCTTCACATTGACAGAGCAGCTCTTGACAAGTATGCAGTTGAGGTTGTCAACGAATACGTAGAGTGCAAACTTGACTTGGAAGAGTTATCTGCTGAACATATTGAGGATATAAACAGTCCTAAGCAATGGTCACAGTTTTTCTTTGGTGGATCTAAGAAGGTTCGTGTCAAAGAGGAAGTAGGTTTTTACAAGAATGGCAAGATCAAGACTAAGCTAATGGACAAGGTAGTAACCATCCCGCCTTACATTAGATACACGCCTGATCCTGACAAGGTGTCAGCTAAGACAGGTCAAATATCTGTTGATGACTCAGTGTTAAACGACATGCTGGCTCATACGTTTGATGCTAAAGCAATTAGCATTATCAAGAAACTGTTGAAGTATCGTGAGCTATCTAAACAGTTGTCAACGTATGTGCAAGGCTTGAGTAAACACATCATTGGAGACTTCATTCATGGTAAGTTGAATCACACAGCAACAGTGACAGGTCGATTGTCTTCAACAAGTCCCAACTTACAGAACATCAGTAACAACCCCATCAAACAAATTTTTACATCTAGGTTCAGGGATGGTGTGATTGTTGAGATGGACTTCAACCAACTGGAGGTTGTTGCTCTAGCCCACATCACTAAAGACTTGCAACTGATTCACGACATCTCTAGTGGGGTAGACATCCACAGTGCTTTGTATGAGGCTATGTTCGGTAGACCACCAACCAAAGAAGAACGTAAGCCATTCAAAGCTAGAACATTCCAACTGATCTATGGTGCTGGAGCTAAGGCTATTAGCAAACAAGCAGGTTGTAGCCTTGATGAAGCAAAGAAGTTTGTTGATGTGTTTTATACTCGCTACCCCTCAGTTGGCAAGTGGCACAAAGAGTTTGCTGTCATTGCTGAGAAGGAGAGCATGTACGAATTCAATGATGATGGTTTTATGGAGAAAACTAAAACCTTTGTGTATGAGACTGAAACTGGCAGGAAATTTGCTTTCAAAGAATATCACAGCGATAGTAGCTGGTCTACACGGACCTACAACTTCAGTCCTACTGAATTTAAAAACTATCCAGTGCAAGGGTTAGCTACAGGAGACATTGTTCCAATGATGTTGGGCATTATGTTTCGCCAGCTAAAGAGCAGAGAAGATGTGAAGATGGTTAACACTATCCACGACTCTCTAATGTTTGACGTTCAAGCTGATTCAGCAGACAACTTTATTAAGGAGATGACAGACTTATTAAAAAACACACACAATTACTTTGAAGGTATATTTGGAAAGCCTCTGGCACTCAAGCTCAATGCAGGTGCATCAGTAGGTATCAATTGGTATGAAATGAAAGAGCTTTAATATGGCAATGATGACAGGTATCGTAGAAGCAATTTCTACAAAAGATGTAAACACTAAGTTTGGCTTGAAGCCAACCTTCTCTTTGAAGGTCAGTGGCAACTGGGTCAAATGTGGCTTTAAGAACCCTAACGCAGCAGCAGGCGACGAAGTAGAGTTCGATGGCAACACAGGTACATACGGCCTTGAGACAAAGGCTGTAAACATTATCCGTAAGGGTGTAGCTGCAAGTGTTCCTAATAACACTAGTGCTGCAGCACCAGCAGCAGCTCCTGCTAAATCTTATGGTGGTGGCTACAAAGAAAAAGTATTTCCTATTCCTGCTTTGCATGGTGACCGCGCTATTGTTCGTCAGAACGCTCTAGCTCGTGCAACAGACATGTTTATTGCAGCGAGGGGTGGTAAACCTTTTGACTTGGAAGACTCAACACTTGACATGGTGATTAAGTTTGCTCGTAAGTTTGAAGCTTACACAGCAGGTGACATTGACATGGCCCAAGCAATTGAAGAGACTGACGCTGAAGAAGCGCAGTTCTAAGGTACTAGTGCAGGCAGTTGCCTAGTTTTGTGGGGCTGTTAAGCCAGCATTCGAGGATGTCAACGTAGGGAGTTTTCTGGCTTTCTGCCCTACCTAGTTGAAGACCAAATCGAAGCCTCTTTTTTTTAAGGAGATAGACATGTTCTTTTGGAACAAAGACAAAGAAGAGATTGTGAATGAGTTAAATTTTTTACGTATGCGTAGTGAGTTGCAAGCAGATGTTCTTGAAGATCTAACAGCACGCTTAGATCGTTACGAACAGATCTTGTTGAAGTTCAGTAAATACGGATTCAAAAAAGATGGGCAACCAAAAGCTAAACCTGGACGAAAGGCAGCACCTTAATGAGAGCACTAATTGATGGCGACATTGTGGTGTTTAGGGCAGCTTGTAGTGCTATAGGTGATGAGCAGTGGATTGCTCAGTCTAGAGCAGACAAGATGATCCAAGACATTTTAGAAGACACTAGGGCAACTTCGTACCAGGTTTATCTAACAGGTACAGGTAACTTTCGTAGAGAAATAGCACCATCGTACAAAGCTCATCGACCAGATGAACGACCAGAACATTGGCAGGCTATCCGAGAGTTCCTAGTAACACATCACAAAGCTGTTGTTTGTAATGGATGGGAAGCTGATGACCAGTTAGGCATAGATCAAGACAAAGAAACTATGAATACAGTGATCTGTTCTATTGACAAAGATTTGCTCCAAGTTCCTGGCAGGCACTACAACTTTGTTAAGAAGTTGCACAGTGCAGTCACACCTTCATATGGAAAGAAATTCTTATATCTACAGAGTTTGATTGGGGACAAGAGTGACAACATCATCGGGGTAGCTGGCATTGGACCAGTAAAAGCAGAGAGAGCTTTAGCAGAGCTTGAGACTGAAGAAGAGTGGTACGAGAAGTGCCGTGAACTCTATAACGATGACGAACGCTATCACATGAATCTTCAGTTGCTGTACATCTGGCAGAAACCAGACGACAAGTACACACCCCCGACAGGGGCAACCATAACAACTGAGCTGCCCCCACAGGCAGCGAAGGAACAGGAACAACAATGACACAAGAAGTAAACATGCAACACATGACCATGCGAGAGTATGTGTCGATAGCAATCCTCGGAGAACTGACTACTAAGAAAGAAATCTGGGAAGCACTTGCTGCTGGAACTGCTGATGCAAAGTCTGTTGTTAAGCAGAGCTTTGCTTGGGCGGATGTCTGGATGGTGGTACGAGAGGAGCGTAATGCCAAGACCTAAACGACATAACCCAGCAGGCTATCGCAGTGGGTTAGAACAACGATTTCAAACCGCCTGCGTAGCAGAAGGTTGGAACCTGGGATACGAAGACAACAAGATCAAGTACGTAATTCCTGCAAGTAACCACACCTACACACCTGACTTCACTGTTACTAATAACGTGTACATTGAAACCAAGGGATTGTGGACTGGAGCTGACAGGAAGAAAGCCGTGCTTATCAAAGAGCAGCATCCAGAGATAACAATTCTCTATGTGTTGCAACGTAACCAGGGACTATCAAAGAAGAGTAAGACCACTTACCTAGACTGGGCAGCTAAGAACGGATTGGATGCCTGCGTATTTGTAGACACCGACCACTGGAAAAACTTTGTAATAAAACATTTGCCATGACAACAAAAACAACATTCCACTATTTTGAAGAGATTAAAGAAGTAACCAAGAAATCATTTGAGCTGGCAATCCCCGCTGCTAACAGTGTGCATGACAGACCTGTGTACCGCACGGGAGATGGAGATTATTTCCAGCCGTTACGACCTGGTAGTCAAGATCATAAGAAGTGCAGATCACGAGGCTTGCTTGCAAGTACAAGTTCTTAATAACAAGGAAAAGAAATGAGCTATTCAGAAGTAGAACTTGAGGTGTTGCGTTGGGGTGAAGCACGGGGCATAGTAAAGAATGGTAAAGCTATGTCTCAAGCTATCAAAACACTTGAAGAAACAACAGAGCTATTAGATGCTATCAATCGTAAGAATTTAGATGATGCTAAAGATGCCATTGGTGATGTTGTTGTGACGTTGCTTATGGTGTGCGCTATCTTAGATGTCAATCTTGTTGATTGCTTACAGGGAGCTTACGAAGAGATCAAGCATCGCAAAGGTTATTTAACTCCAGAAGGTACTTTTGTTAAGGAGAAACAATGATGACTGAAGAAGATGAAGAATTCAACCGCATTGAGATGGAGTCTCGCATCAAACAAAACTACGTGCGAGATATTAAAACACCATCACGCGAAGCGTTACTAGCAGAGGTTGCAGTTTTAACAGAAATGGTACGTGTTTTGTACGCAAAGATTTCAGAATTGGAGAACAAGCAATGACACAAGATGAAATCATTGAGATGGCTAGACGGGCTGGCGTTAGAGATGACGAGCAAATCTTTGAATTTAGCCAATACAAATACCTCGAAGCCTTTGCCAAACTGGTAGCAGCTAAAGAGCGGGAGGCGTGTGCAAAGTTAGCGCAAGAAACTATTTGCGATACACACATTCCAACTGGTGTAAACATTTACGGCACTCGTGCCGCTAAAGCCATCCGAGCAAGAGGTGAAGCATGACGCTGGCATTTGACATTTGCCGCTGCAACGGGTTGCGTGATGACTGTAATCGTTTGGTTACACCTTGTGCAACTTGCCGCAGAGTGTTGGAGCAAGAGCCAAGTGGCCCAAGAACGCCTTGGATGGAACCTCCAATAAAAGACGGTGTGTGCGAGTACGTTATTCAAACACACTAACCCCTTATTAATATATATGTGAACAAAATGGATGAAACAGACAATTTAATGATAGCTGAGTTAGAACAAGAGAACATGCTTATGAGGGCTAGAAACGCTCGTCTTGAAGCTGAAGCAGCACAACGTAAACGCACATGGGTTGGGCTGACATGGAATGATGTTCCAGACGAATGGGTTGGCAAAGTTGCGTTTATGGAAGGCGCTAAATGGGCTGATAAACAACTCAAGGAGAAGAACACATGAGCTACATCATTGCAAGCCTGCCGCCCCTAAAGTGCTTTGTTAGGCGAGAGTTTTTGTACAACCATACCAAAGGACATGGAGAATTTGAACCAGCAATTTGGGTAAGCATTAAAGCGTTAAGAGGGCAGGTGTTTCGTATCGAATCCTTGTTGCCTAACTACGGCGCTTTGTATGACAAACTACCGCTTCATGCCTATGTTTGGAAAGAAGATCATGGTAATTTACCTATTGACACCCTGCAACTTTGGGACTGCATGGGGTATCGCTTTACTGTGTGTGAGAAGATTGGCTTGCGTAACTTAGGTGTAAAGTTTTTAGGTAAAGATAAACAATGGAATCACGGACATTACCTGTTTACTGTAGACTTTTGTGCAGATGGCATGGATGCAGATACGGGGTTTACTGAGCAGGCTGAAGAACATAAGTCGTTTAACTTTATACGACTTGATAATGGTCAGTTTGCTACGCAACCTAACAACCGATGTTTATGGTATGACCAGAGCCTGATCCCAGTCGAAGTAAAGTTTCCTGACTTCCAAGCAGCTAAAGATTTTTACACTGTTGATGGCACACGCAAGTGGTCAGCAGGCGGTGATTGGTTTTACGACATTAAGGAAAGAGTATGAAAACAGTGTTAGCACCTAACGCCCCTTGGCCTGGTAAAGATGTCAAGTTACTAGGAACAAAGCCACCATCAAAAGAAAAGCCGCGACCAAGACTAATCTTTAGTGCGGCTAATGTGGATTACTTTGCAGACATCCACGATGAATTGTTGCAGCCCCCCAAAAGGGGGAGAGGAAACCCTAATGCAGCAAAGAACTTTGAGAAGTTTAATCTTCGATTTTTGTAATGACGTAAGTGGAGACAGTAACAGCCTCGTCTTCATCTTCTTCTACTTCGTCGTCAAATTCTTCTTGATCATCAAACTCAGCAACTTGCTCATAGTCAGCAGCCCAGCCGTTTTCTTTTTGGAACTCAATGAACTCGCGGAGTAGTTCAATCTTGTCAAAGTCAGAAGTCTCGATGGTCACCTTCTCGTCACCACCCCAAGCCGAAATGTCGATTTCAATTTTGTACATGATTAGTCCTTTAAACATTAATGATTTGACCACGAAACTCAATCTGCCCATCAGCCCACTTGTGAACTAATTCAGGCCAGAGAAGTTTGCCATCCTTAAATGACAGAACAGCGAAACCTGATCTCCAGTTTACTGGAGCATCTTCCAAGTAGTCCATGAATTGTGGACCATTTGTCTCAGCTAGTGTACCCGTATCAACCCCAAACCTATTGCCGTTGTAATCTGCATAGGGAGTTACCTTAAGACTGTGTAGATGGCCTGTAACCATAGTCTTACCACTACCAACTGTGTTGTTATGAGTAGCATGAATCCCGCCCTTCCAGCGGTGTTTAACGACCACATCATCAGTCACCCAACATGACCAGCAGGGCTTCCATGCAGGAAAATGGTCTTTAAGGGAAAACCCTTTAACTTGTTCGTACTGAGGAGCATTAGCTGCAAGGCGGTTCTCAAACCTAGCATCATGGTTGCCTAGTGTCCACACCAAATGGACGTTGTGACGAGCAGCTTTGGCAGTCTCCTCAATCTCACCCATCGTTAACTCACAAGCTTTTAATTCTTGAATGACAGTAGGTGTTGAGTCCCACCCAATCCTAGGGTGGCGGCTAATACTAGCGCCGTCAAAAATGTCGCCGTTAGCAATAACTGCTTTCGGTTGCAGTTCCTTAATAGCCCATAACAGACCACGATAAGCAGTAGTGTGAATACCAGGCCAAAAGTGTGCATCAGAGAAAATAATGACAGTTCCATTTTCCACTCCCAAATTAGTCCTAGCTGGATTCTTTGCAGATTGCTGGAGTCCTCTAAATTGATCTGCCTTTCGTGAAGGGTTTTCTAATGGAATGTTACGTCTTTCCTCAATGCGCCTGCGTCTAGCATTTACTTTGCGTAAGGTTGTGCCAAGAATCTCAGCAATCTTTTGGGTTGAGCCATGAACCTTCCATAGTTCAATGAACTCATTCTCTGAGCATAACGGTCTAGGCATATCAATCCTTCAGTTTAAGTCGCCAAAATAAAGTGCCATTAGCACCCCAAGGTTTACTCGGTTCAAACAATTTAAAATCACAGTTGATCAAACTGTTTGAAGATGCAGGGTTGAGATATGTATCAGTAATAAGCCAGCGCCAACCTAACGCTCTGGCTTGCCTAACTCGCGCTCGAATAAGTTTTTTCTGTATGCCTTGTCCACGATGACTAGGTAACACGCCTGCACGACACAGATAACCAGTATCACCCCAGCGAACAGAAGGAACAAGACCCCCAAAAGCGCACGGCAAATTAAGTGAGTCATAAACTATCCACCACCAGCCTGTTGTTGTATTAAAAGGTGAATCAAAAGGGAGGCACTTCTTTTGAAGTACCCCCAACTCCTCTTGTATTTGCAAGTGGCGAATATCAACACGCTTAATTTTCATAAGCGTATTACACATTTACAGTGTGACCTATTTATGAATAAGTTCGTGTGCCCTGCTTATCAATGATTAGCCGTTGTTTTCTTGGTACACCACTTAGCTCATTAGGAATAGAGATGTGTGTCCAACGATCAAACTCACGGATAACCTGATCATAAGGAAGATCAGCAGCTATGACAGCCTTAACAACTTCGTCAGGAGTCATACCTGGTACACGAATGTCAGCAGCACAACCAACACGATGTTGACTGGTATCTTTAGAACCAACAGCATCATTCAAAGCCTTACAACGAAAAGCAGAGTTGATCATAATTGGTTTGTTATTAAGAACAACTTTAACTTTTTCTAAGAAATCAGCCAGACGTTTAAGATTGTTTATCTCCCTGTCGTTAGGAGTGTTCTCAATCTCACGATGATCCGTATGTGTTAGTTCTTCTAACGTAAAGTGTTTACTCATTTGCATCTGTATTCTCCTCAACAGCATTGTTCATTTTGATAGCAGCCAACCAGCCAATAAAACCACCAATGATGGTGCTAAAAGCAGGGGCAATAATTGGAAAGATGTCTTTGTTGTCGATCACACTGTTAGGCACAAACATGCCACCCAGCAAACACAAAGTCATTGCAACGATTACAAAGCAAAGCGTGAACGCCATGTATTTTGCAATACCAATAATTGCTTTCTGAAAGTCTGTCATTTACGTTTCTCCATGATTTTCTCGGCAGTACGACCACCAAAATATGCCAGCATGATGAGCTGGCCCCATTCTCCCAACAACTTAACGTAGGATTCGTTCACGTTGATACCGCCTGCGCTTAGTGCAGCAAACAAGAAGTAAGCAATAAAGATAGCAATCAATGTCATAGGACGGATGTTCTTAGACAACCAAGAGTCGCTAGACATATCAGCTTGCCAACGATCTGTTACCGCTTTGGTTTCAATCTCAAACGCCTTGGTATCAATCTCTTTAAGTTTTAAAGCAAGATCTGGGTTAGCTTGAAGAGCCGTAGTAACTTCAGTAATAGAAGCTGGTACGCCTAATTTATCTGCAATAGCTTTGATAGCCATGCCTCCCATTGGACCCATGACAGCAGTAGCTAATGCAGGAGCTGCGCCTTTAAGAATTGCTAGTAGATCATTCATCATCTTTTCTTTCTACAAGTTTTTGTTTACGGTCTTTTTCTTCAATGCGAGTTAACAATGCTTCAACTTTGTTGAGCTGTTTACTTTGGTAAGCGACAGCAAACGACAACGCCATCATAATAAAAATCATGAGCGTAACGATTGCTACCCAAAACCAAAATTCTTTCATAGAGCTAAATACAGTCCAGTCATTTCCAACATTACGATTACCACTACTGCTACGTAGATCAACTTGGACACTAGGATTTCTTGACGGTGTTCGTGTTGCCATGCTGTGTCTCGTTCTTTTTTGAGCTTGATCTCACGAGCAACCTCCTGTTCTTCTAAAATCTCATCGTACTTTGCCAAGAACTCTTGGTACATTGCACCAAGTCCTAGTTCTGCTGGAGTCCCATAGATCATTACTTGTTTGAGTTGACTGTTTAGTTGTTTCATTTGCCACTGCATTTCAATTCGATCTATTGCACTGTCGGCAACCTTCTCGGTAGTGAGAGCTTCTTCTTCAAGTTCCCGACAATGTTCTTTAAGCTGACGCACAGCATCAAAGTAAACCTTTAAATTCTCACAAATCTCATGGACAGTTCTGGCTTGAAACTCCTCATAGCTTAGTTCTGGTTCTTGCTTGCGACTTGCCTTTTTCTCCACAGGCTTGGCTTGTGTCTCAGGCGTTGACGACAAAACAGTTTGTCTCTCAGATTTGCCATTTTGTTCACCACTAAAAAGATTAGTGATCCAATCCCATAGTCCTGCGACTGTTTCGTAAGTCTCTTTGACTTGCCCAACAATACCTTCCACTTCAGACTTAGCATCGTCAATAAATGCCTTACCTTCTGAGAGCATTTGACAGCCAGCGCGGATAGCACCGACTGCACTCTGTGCCATAAGTAAAAGAGAGATTGGGTCCACATCAGTTTAGTTAAGTTGGAGCTGTATAAGCAGTGATGATGCCATTAGCAACAGTCAAAGAACCATTAGTGCCTGCAACAGTTAGTTTAGCCAAAGCTACTGTAGTTGAAACACCTATGTTCTCAGTAGCCATAGTGCCCAACCCAAGATTAGTTCTTGCTGTAGAAGCAGAAGCTAAGTCAGACAAGTTGTTAGCTCTGTAAGCATAGGTTGTATCCGTGCCTGTAGTTGAGTAGCTAGATGTGTTAGCTACTGCCATAGTACCAAGACCTAAATTAGTACGGGCACTAGAGGCAGAAGCTAGATCACTAAGGTTGTTTGCACGATACGCATAAGTAGTGTCTGCTCCTGTAGCAGTTACTCCAAGATTGGTACGTGCTGTGCTTGCACTAGCTAGATCTGAAAGATTGTTAGCTCGAAAAGCGTAAGTTGTATCACTACCAGTAGCCGTAACTCCCAGATTAGTACGAGCTGTACTAACAGATGCAAGATCACTAAGATTGTTTGATCTAAAAGCATACGTAGTATCTGTACCAGTTGTAGAGTAGGCAGTAGTCCAACTAGGTACACCAACAGCAGTCATTTGCAACAAAGAAGTAGCAGCAGGCGGAGCTAACCTAGTTAGATTATCTGTAGCGTTGCTATAGATAATGTCTCCTTTGTTGTACGTAGTTAAACCTGTACCCCCAAACTCAGGCTCAATAGGAACATCTAAGGTAGAGGCAGTACCAAACACCCTATCACTAAGCCTTTGGAACCAGTCTCTCCAAACAAAGCTTTCGCCAATAGGGTTCTGTGGGATAGGTGTTTGTTTAGCCATGCTTATTTACCCATCTTTCTATCCATCTCTTCTCTGCGTTTACGAAGCATGTTGCCTTCTTTGATGTGCTTAGGAGTCATCTTCTCACGACCAGCTTTGATTTCTTTTTCACGGTACTGATAAGCCAACTCTTTTGTCTGCAACTCACGTTCAGCAGCTTTGAGCTTACGTTGTTCAGCAGTAGAGCCGTACACAGGGAAGCCCATTGTTCCTAGTAACGCACGCTTAGCACCTTCACCTTCAGGAGCACTCATAGCAGCAGACACCTGGAAAGGAAGAGCACCACTAAGAGCAGTTTTAAGTCTGCTATAAGCACTACGATCAACCAACTTAGGAGCATCAGGCGAAGCGTACTCTGTACCAGCAATACCAATGATTGCAGCTTTAGGAAGAAAGCCCAACTTATTAGACAAAGTTTTAGCTGGGTCCATGATCCAGTGAACAGGTTCCATAGCGTGCTTCATAGCCTGCATAGACGTACCATCAGGGAACTCAATACGTGTTGGATCTTTGTTCTCCCACACAGGACGATTAGCAACCATCAAGTTGATAGCATTAATCAAAGTCAAGTAAGTAAGAGCAGTCTTAAACTGATACAACCTAGCATAGTCAGACTTGGTTGTAGGATTGATCATCCCTTTGATACCTTCAACGGGGCTTAACTTAGTAGGGTTTAAGCTCTTAGGCAACGCAGCAGTAAAAGCACGAAGAGTAGAGATAGTCCAGTCAGGAGCAAACAAAGCAAGTTGCAAAGCACGGCGACCTTGAGGACTGTAAGCAGCCATAGCCATGCGTTTAGCAAACTCATTCTGAGTACCAGCAGCCGCATCAAACCAATTCAAACCACCAAAAGAATCATTAACAAATCTAGAGATTTCTATACGAGCAGCAGTCTCATCAAAAGGTTTGCCTTCTTTAGCAGCTTGGAATCGTGCCTTATCTAAGTAAGCATCAGCAACCATGAGCTTACCGCCAGTGTGCAAGTAATCCCAGGTGTACTTATCAAACAAACCTAGTGTGTACTTTTCAACTGTAGACAAAGAACTCTCAAGCACACGAGTCTTAGGACCGTACTTACCAATCAATGAATCAGCAGCCTTACCAATAGAAGACAAGATGCCACGAGCTACATCTTCTGGAGCATCTAACTGAAGACGACCTTCTTTAATCCACTTGTCTACGTTATCACCAGCACCACCATTACGGTATTGGTCAACAGCTTTTGTAATAGCAGACAACTGAAGCTCTTTACCTGTGAGCTTCTTTACACTCTTCTCAACAAGAGGCAACACAATGGCTTCTTTGAGTGGTGTCCAAATTGGAATCTCAGCACTAGACAAAACTTCCATCAAAGATTTAGCATGGAAAAATGAGCCAACAACGTTGATACGTTTGGTAATCTGAGAGACAGTCCCCAAAGCTTGCATCAATTGGCCTGGGCCAGCATCAAAAACAAACTTCAAAGCAGGCAACAAGTCAGGATGTACAGCGTAGCCAGCAAGTTCAGAGTTGTCCATCACCTCCCAACCATGAGGCAAGGGATCGTCTTTAGTGATAGGGCGAATCAAAGACTCACCTGCTGCATTACGAACTTGCTTTAGGTTAGTAATGAGGTTCTTGTTCTCAATTGCTTTTTCAACAGAGTGTGCGTAGTCAGCGTAGATTTCAGCAAGGTTATCTGTCTTTAGTTTAAAACGATAGTCTTTACCGTTTTCTGCTAACCAACCATTGATACCATCAAGATGACGCAACAGATCTTCACGAGTCTTTAGACGACGCTGCTCACCATACTTAGTAGTAGTCTTTGAACCGCCACTGCCACCACTTCCACCACCAAAAATATCTTTCATAAGCTCTTTAAGAGCATTGGGT